TAGCCGTAGAGAAAGCCGTAATTACTGAAGGTAGTAATTCTATAATTGCTATTAAACGTAAACAAACCCAAGAACAGTTAAAATTAGAAAGACAACTTCAAGCTGAACTTGCAGCTAATAGAAGAAAATTTACTGGGGAAGAAGGTAATAAAAGTTTTCTTCAACAGGCTAAAAGAAGAAATGAACTTTTAGAACAATTTAAAAGAAAATCTTTAGAATTACAAAAAATTACAAATCAACGTTTAGCATCTGAACGTAGTTTTATTGGATTACAGGAAAAATTAAAAACTAGTCAAAATGCAATACTAGCTGCACAAAGAAAGCAAAGTCAACAAAGAATTGCTGCTGAAAAGGAAGTACAAAGAGTTATAAGAGAACGTAATAGCACTGCATTACAAAGTGATAATGCTGCACTACAAAAAATTAGAAGTAGAATAGCAGTTGAAAAAAGTATTGTTACTGCTGGTGCTAATGCAATTGTAACAATTAAAAAACAACAAGCTTTACAAGAACAACAAATTTTTGATGAATTACAACGAAAGTTAGCAGCTAATCGCAGAAATTTTGCACAAGGGCAGGGAACTAATAATAGTTTCTTACAGCAAGCTAGTAGACGTAATAAATTACTTGATGACTTTAAGAGAAAATCTATTGAAATTGAAAGAATTTCAAAACAAAGGATTTCAAATCAACAAAGATTTTTAGGTTTACAAAATAAGTTAGCTGCTTCCCAGAAAACTATTTTAAATAACCAAAGAAAATTCACTAATCAAATTAAACGAAGTACCGTTGCAACTAATAGTTTAACAGATGCACATAGATCATTAATTAGAAGAATTTTTGATGTAGTTGCAGGTTATAGATTAGTTAATTCTGCAATTAACACTGCTTTCGCTTCTATTACTAATATCCCTGCTGCTGGCATTAGAGAACAAGCTACGGCAGGTGCTTTATTTGGTGTGTTTGGCTTAGAACAAGGTACTAAGAATTTAGAAAATATTAAAGATACCGCAGACAAGTTTGGGGCTTCTTTACAATCCTTAGAAAAAGGTTATAGACAATTTGCACCTTCAGCAAAATTAGCTGGTGCTTCTCAAAAAGAAGTAAATCAAATTTTTGAAGATATAACCGCAGCAACTACAGTGCTTCGTAAAACTCCAGAGCAACTAGAATTTATTTTTGTTGCATTAGATCAAATCTTTTCTAAAGGAACTGTTCAGAGTGAAGAAATAAAACGTCAATTAGGAAACCAATTACCCGCTGCTGTTGAAATTGGTGCTAAAGCTATAGGTAAAACACCAAGACAATTTTTAGAAGCAATGAAAAGGAATGAAATTGTTGCTAAGGATTTTGTACCTAAGTTTGCAGCATTGTATAGACAAATTTTTGCTGGTGAAGGTGAACAAGTTTTAGCCACAGTTGCTGAACAAGTTTTCGCAAACTATGTTAGACTTTTAACTAAATATGAATTAGTTAATAGAGCTTTCTTTAGAGAATTTGACCCAATAATTAATACTGTTTTAAAATTTCTTAATAATTTTGTACAAGGTGTTTTAGATAACTTTGGTGCTTTAATTCAAACTACAAAAGTTTTAGCCGTTTTACTAGGGACTAGATTAGGTATTTCTCTTGTTACTGTAGCGGCAAAAATGGTTCAAACAGCAGCAGCCGCGTTATTATTAAATACTGCATTATCCAGGTTTAATGCAGGAGTAGTTACAAGTTCTGCAAAAACTGGAATTTTCGGAAATGCTGTAAAATTAACAGGAGGTTTTTTAAACAAATTTAGTAAAATCCTAACTGGACTTCCTTTAATCTTTACAGGAGCTATAACAGGTGTAGGTGCTTTAACAGTAAGTTTACTTAAATTAAATGGAGCACAATTTTCTTTAAGTAGGTCTACTAAAATTTCTTCAGAACGTTTGCGGGAACTTCAAGAAACTTTTACAGGCGCTGATAAAGATGCTGCGGATAAAGCTGGAAGAACTTTACAAAGATTAGCAGAATTTCAAGGGGAATCCTCTAGTTTCTTAATTAATATTAGAGGGGAAACTGTAGGTATTTTCGACTTTCTATCTAGTTTTGCTGGAAAAATTTTAATATCTTTGGGTAAAAGGGTAAAGAATTTTACAAGTACTTTAGGTATAGCTTTTACAGGTTTTGGGGATTTTATAGCTAAAGTTTTTTCTATAAGTTTTACTGCAATTTCAAAAGCATTTTCTACTCTTATAGATAATTTTATTTTAAAGATAAAAAACTTTGGTTCTAGTGTTAAAAAGTTATTTACAGGTTTAGGTGATTTAATAACAACTACTATCAGTGATTTTGCACGTCCAGGAATTAATGCGATAGCAGATGTTACACCACCAAAACTTAAAAATACTTTAAAAGAATTTACAGAAGGTTTAAAAACTATAAAGGATCGTGGAACACAAGCTGCGGAAGAAATTTCAAACAATATTTCAGATGCTATAACTAAAGTTGCTACTTTCTTGGAAGAAGGTTTTGTATCTGGTATTGATGCCGCTTCTAACCGTTTAGATGAATCATCTAAGAAAGGACAAGAAACTTTTAATAAAACTGTTGATGATGTTTTAACAGAAATAAATACTGAGCGTAATAAAGCTTTTGATACTTTTCTTACAAGTTTTCCTGATACAGATGGGGTTGATTTAGGTTTTGGCAGTGGATTAGAAAAAAATAGTGAAACTTTAAAGAAAAGTACTAAAAATACTAATGAATTATCTAAAGCTACAAAAGAACTTGAATCTCACGAACAACGTTTAGCTGCTGCATTTGCGGTAGTAAATCAACGTTTAGCAGAATTAAATGGTGATACCGCATTACTTGCTAGAATTAAAGCAGAAAAAGATTTACTTAATGAAAAAGCTACTTTTGAAGAAGCTTTACTTCGAGGAAATCCAGCAGGAGCTAGAGGTTTAGCAGACAGAGAACGTATTATAGATTCAATCGCATTAGAAGGGGAATTATTTGCAGCACAAGAACGTAGAAATGAATTAACTAATGATTTCATAGTACAAAGTTCTATTCTTAGAGCACAAGTTAATGCTTCTGGTAAATCTGAATTAGAAGGTTTATTAGAATTAACTGAACAGCGTGAACAGTATATTAATAAACTTAAAGAAAATATTGTTACAGCAGAAGCTTTAGCAAAAGCTAATGGTAATATTTCTAGGGAAGCTGCATTAGGACTTAAAGATGCAAAAAATGCTTTAAGGCAATTACAAGAAGAAGGAAGTCCAATAGTAAATGAAATTGCAGGAACTTTTAGTAATGCTTTTACAAATGCTTTTACAGGTTTCATAGCTGGAACTAAATCAGCAACACAAGCTATAGAAGATTTTGGTAAATCTGTTTTAAATACAATTTCTAGGATTGCTACACAACAACTTGCAACTGAAATTATTGGAATTATTGGAAGTTTAGCAGGAGGATTAACAGGTACAGGTGCAAGTACAGGAACTATTTCAACTACTGCAAGTACTTCAATTCAAGGTTTAGCAACAGCAGTTTTAGGTAGTGAAAAAGGCAATGTAATTTCACAAGGAAATGTAATTCCTTTCAAACGTGGCGGAATTCCAGACGTTGGAACCAGACAACAATTCTTCCCTCTAGCTAATGGTGGTGTAGGAAGTATTAGAGAAGGTAATAAACCAGAAGCTATTCTACCTTTACAAAGAAATTCTAAAGGGGATCTTGCAGTTAATGCAGTAGGTGCCGGTGGTGGTGGAGTTACAATTGGAAGTATCAATGTAAATGTAAATTCTAAGGAAGATGCAAGTTCCGAGGAACAAGCACAAGATATTGCAAAAGCAGTTAAAGCACAAATGGAGTCTTTAGTTCAAAAACGCATAGCAGAATCAATTAGGCCTGGAAATACACTTAATCCAACGCAACTACAAACTACTTTCTAATGGCACTTCCTTTACCTGTAACTAACAAAATAACTATAGACAGTTCTAAGTCTACAGTTAATCGTATCATTAAAGCTCAATTTGGTGATGGATATGCTCAAACAATTCAAGATGGTTTAAACTCTAATATAGATTTTTGGAATATAATTTATGCTCCATTAACAGGAACAGACTTAACAACAGTTGAAAATTTTATAACAACTGTTGGAGTACATACTTTTTTTGAATGGACGCCTTTTGGAGAAGTTACTTTAAAGAAATGGAGAATTGTAAAAGATTCAATACAAGTTGTTTTTATTAGTACTACAGATAAAAAGATATCTTTTACAATAGAACAGGTATTTGATTTAGGTTAGATCTAATGACACTAGAACAAGAAGCTCATAAATTATCACCAGATACTTATTTGGAACTTTTTGATTTTGATGCTTCGGTACTGTTAGATAGTCAAGGAATACCGGGAACAATTTCTTATTACACTAATACTTCTTTAGGAGGTTTAACGGGAATTACGTGGCGAGGTAATAACTATCTTCCACTTCCTGTAGAAATAACAGGAGTAGGTAGCAAAGGTGATGGTAGTGCTCCTAATAGACCAAATATAGCTATTTCTAATGCAGAAAAAGTATTAATGTCTGCGATTCTTAGTATCGGGGATTTAGCAGGACTACAATTAACACGTTGGAGAACTTTTTTCAAATATACAGATAATGGAAGTGAACCTAATATTTTAAATCATTTTCCTACTGATTTGTGGGTATTTAGAAGAAAGGTAAATCAAAATAGACACGTAATTCAATATGAACTTTCCAATCCATTAGATAGACCAGGGTTACTACTTCCTAGAAAACAAGTTATTAGAGATCAAGGTTTTCCAGGTGTTAGTAGAATTAGATTAAGATGATTATTCGATTTGTTTTACTTTTATTTCTTTTTAATCTGACTTTAAGAATTATAAATATATTTCTATGAAAAATTTAGATGAGTTTAAAAAACATATCTTAAGTGAATA